GGCGAGGTCGGCCAGGACTTCCAGGTACAGGTGGCCGGACTCGTGCAGGAAGGTCGACAGGTCGGCGGATTCGAACAGGCGGATCAGGGTCCGGCGCTCGTTGGGTTTGCCGCCGAAGGTGATGGATCCGCGCTTGCCTGCAGCCAGTTCGCGGCCCTGGTTCAGCGTCTGCCCCTCCTGCGCGAACTCGACCGCGGCGCGGATGTCCTCGATGCGCTGCTGATCCAGCGGCAGGCGGTCCAGCTCGGGGCCGACTTCCTGGGCCAGGGCGGCGGCTTGCTCCAGCTCGGCGAGGTCGCCGCGGCCGGCCTGGATGTAGGCGACCAGGTCGCGCAGGCGCAGGCCATCGGCGGCCAGCTTCTCCAGGCGGGGATCGTCCTTGACCGGGGCGGCGGCCCGGGCGGTGGTCGCGGCCGGGTCGGGGCGGCTGGCGCCGGCGTCCTCGATCAGGCTGGCCAGGGAACCGCCGCGGGTGCGCAGGGCCAGGGCCAGCAGGTTGCCGCGGCGGACCTGCTCGGGGGTCAGCTTGGCGGCGGTGGCGTCGGGTTTGAAGCCAAAGTCGGCGCCCAGTGCCATCATGGCATCGCCGAAGGTCAGGCCGCCGGGGGTCTTGGCCTTCTCCAGCTTGGCGGTGGCCTCGGCCAGGATCGCCTCGCCGGCCGTTCCTGTGGCATCCTGAGCCAGTTGCTGGTCGGCGGTGGCCTGGGCCTTGAGCCTCGACCGCATGGCGGCGAGGGTCTGGTCGGCGGTCTGGAACGTCGGCTTGGCCAGGATGTCGGCCACGGGCCGGTTGATGCTGACGCCCCATTCCTGCCAGAGCTTGGCCGGGGTCAGGCGGGTGGGGTCGTCGGGCGCCTTGCCCTCGTTGAACCGGGCGGCCTGGGTGCGGAAGACGCTGGCCATCTGCACGGCGCTGCGGCGGGCGGCGTCGGCGCTGTAGCCCTGGGCGGCCAGGTCCTGCTCGATCTCGGTCTGGATGGCCGCGCCCTCCTCCTGGGCGGTGTTCTGGGCCTGCTCGTCAGGGGCGGCGGTGACGGTCTCCATCGCCGTCAGCTGGGCCTCGGCCTCGCGGACGTTCAGGGCCTGGGGGTCCAGGCGGACCTCCTTGGCCACGGCGTCGGCGATCGCCTTCTGGCGGACGAGGTAGAAGGCCAGGTCGGCGGTCTTGATCGCCAGCGGGGCGCCGGTGCGGGCGGCCTCGTCGTAGGCGCGGGCGGCCTGTTCTAGGGAGCGGGCCCGCTTCGGGTCGACCGGCTCGCCGGCCTGCAGGGGCGGCCCGCCGATCAGCTCGATGGCGGCGGCGCGGGGGTCCATGCCGGCCTTGCGGACGACCTCGTCCCAGCCCTCGCGGTCGATGTAGACCTGCTCCGCTTTGCCGGCGGTGATGGTCTGGAACAGGGTCTTGGCCCCGGCCTCGTAGTTCTGGGCGGTGGTGCTCTCGCTGGCGGCGGCGGTCAGGCGCTGCACCAGGGCTTGAGCCTGCAGGGCGGCCTCGATGCGCTGCACCTGGCCGCCGGTGTCGCCCCTGGCGGCCATCTGGGCGATGGCGCCGGGCAGGTTGAAGCCTGCGCCGCCGGCCGCGCCGACCACGCCAGCGACGCCCAGGCGGGGCCAGAGCTTGGCGCCGGTCAGGGCCTCGGGGTCGATGCCGCTGATGACCTCGTGCATGGCGTGCGCCAGCTCGGTGACGCCTTCCTCGGTCGCCTCAAGGCCAGCCTGGGTCAGCAGTCCGCCGGCAGCGGCCAACAGGCTGCGGGAGCCCTCGCGCGCCACGCCACGGGACGCCAGGCGCTCGATGATCTTCTCGACGCCGGTAGGGCCGAAGGCGGCGGGGATGACGGTCTCGATGCCCCAGGATGCCAAGCCGTTGGCCCAGCCGTTGTCCTGCCCGGCCAGGATGCCCTCGCGCAGGGCGAGGGGCTGGACGGCGATGGCGGTGGCGGCCATGCCGGCAAGCCTGCCGGTGCCCATGATGCCCCGCAGGACGCCAAGGGGCGCAAGGACTGCACCGGCGAGCATCAGGGGCGCATCGGCAGCCAGGCCGCCCACGCCGCGGACGACATCGTTCCAGAAGCCGGGGTCGTTGGTGGCGCTGGCCCTGGCGATGCGGTCGAGCTGCCGCTTGGTCGCGTCGCTGACCTGGCCGGTCAGAGACTGCACCAGGCGCAGGGTGCTGCCGCCGGACTGGATGAAGCCGGCGGCGAAGGCGCCGCGGTCCTTGGCCTGGTCCGCCTCCATCTGGGCGGTGACATCGTCCACGATGCGGTTGGCGTCATCCTGCTGCAGCTTCCGCAGCAGGGACAGCGGGGTGAACTCGTCGGCTAGGGTGCCGCCGTTGTAGGCTGGACCGATGATCCTGCCGTTGGGCTGGAACTTGTAGTTGGGCGAGTCGGCGACGAACTTCTCGACCGCGGCGAGGCGGCCCAGGTCGTCGCGGCTGACGGCGGCGTACTCGGGGGCCTGCTCCAGCCAGGACGCGACCAGCGGGGACTCGCGGCGGAAGGCTGCCGGGTCGAAGCCCTGGCGCTGGGTCTCCTGCTCGACCTGGTCCAGGTTGCGGTCGATGAAGTCGGACGGCATGCCGATGCGGTCGCGCATCTTCAGGACGCGCGCCGACCGGGCCGGGTCCTTGATCAGGCCCAGGCGGGTGGTAGCGGCGAGGCGATCGCCGATGGCGCCCCCGCTGTCGATGAACGCGAAGGGGTCGGCCGCCGCGTCAGGCGCTCCGGTCTGTGGGCTGACGGTGCTGCCGGCGGCGTCGATGACAGCGAAGGGATCGGTCACGTTCAGCGCTCCTTCAGGATCTGGTCGAGCAAGGCGCGGTCATTCAGTCGGCGGGCTGCCATGACGCGCTGAATACGGGCGTCGGTCGGGTCGCCGCCGGCCTGGCGGATCAGCTCGCGGATGGCCTGGGCCTGGCCGGGCTCGATCTGGTCGAGCGGGACGTAGGTGTTGCCGCGGCGGTCCTTGGGCACGGTGGCGGCGACCATTTCGGGGTCGCGGCCCCATTCGTCCAGGCGCACCTTCTTGAGCATCACAGCATCGGTCGCCTTGCGCACGTCGTCGACGTTGGGCTTGGTGCGCTTGTTGGTCGCCGCCAGGGCGTTCGCCTCCTGCTCGACATCCCGGCGGAAGCCGATCGCGGCCTCGTTGGGCTTGGTCTCGCCGTCCTTGGTGACGTAGGGGCGCGGGTCGATCTGCAGGCTGGCCAGGGCCTCGTTGACCACGTCCTCGCGGGTGGTCAGCCACGCGGTGTCGCCGGCCGATGTGCCGCCGTTGGTCGCCGCCTTGTTGATGTCCTGCTGCAGGTTTGACAGGGCCTTGAAGTCGTCCTCGTTCATCTGGGTCAGCAGCGGGCGCAGGTCGGTGCCGGCGAACTTGGTCCGGCCCTCGGGCGTGGACGCTGCCGCCTCGATCTCGTAGCGCTTGGCGGCCGAGACCTGCCACGGCAGGGACTGGCCCTTGACCTCGGCGGCGGCCTCGCGCTTGGCCCAGGCCTCCAGCTGCTGGCGGCGTGCCGGCTCCAGGCTCTGCAGGGTCGACAGCGGCACAGCGTCGAGTCCGCGCGCGTCGTCCTTGGCGATCTTGTAGGCGTCGGCGAAGGCGTTGGTCTGCGCCTCGTCGCGCGCCCGCTCGCGCAGGCCCAGCATGGTGACGGCGCGCTGCTCTACTGCGGCGCGCAGCTCGGGGTCGGCGATCTTGGCGGCCTCGGCCAGCGCCGTCTCGATGTTCGCCTCGGGCTTGGCCATGATGCCGTCGACCAGGCGCTGGGACTCGCCGCGGGTTGTGGCGGCCTTGGTCGCCCGCTCGGCCCGGGCCAGGTCGGCGGGGTTCTTCAGCTGGCCGCGGTAGCCTTCCAGCCACTTGGCGGCGCCCAGGTGGTTGCCGTCGTCGGCCAGCGCCTCGATGGCGTCGGCGGTGAACTTGGAGCGCAGGGCCTGCTGGCGGGCGTCGCGCGCCTCGACCGGGACGCCCTGGCTGCGGTCGTAGGTCTCCAGGGTCGCCTGGGCGTCCTGCAAGTCCTGCCAGGCCATGCCCTCGTCGTTGCGGTTCTCGATCGCCGACTGGAACATGGTCGAGGCACGGGCGTCGGCCTTCTGCTGGGCGACCAGCTCGCCCTGTGCGATGACGTGGCTGTCCACGCTCTCGCGCAGGCCCAGGCCCAGGCGCTGCGCATCGCCGCGGAAGGCGTCGCGCTGGGCGTCGTTGACCAGCTTCGCCTCGACGGCGCTGGTGGTGTCGGCGAACTCCTTCTCGATGTCGTTGGCGATGGCCAGGGCCTGCTCGCCCTTGGCCTGCTTCAGCCGGTTGCCCAGCTCCAGGCGCTTGGCGGCGAGCTGCGCCGCGGCGTCGTCGACCTTGGCGCGGTTGGCCCGGTCCCATTCCGGTCCCAGGATGTCGCGCTGGATGATGCCGGCGGTGCGCTGGATCTGCTCGCCCAGGCCGGCGCCGAAAGCATCGGGGCTGATCTCCTGCTGGGGCGCCACGCGCAGGGCGGTGGTCTGGATCCGGCGGTCGTTGGTGGCGATGCGCGGCATGAATCAGCCCTCGGCCTTCGGGGTCGGGTTGCGGCTGCGGTAGTCCTGCGCCATCGCCGTAGTCTGGGCAGCGCCCGTCAGCAGGGAACCCGTCGCGTTGAGCACAGCCCCCTGGTAGGCGTACTTGCCAGCCCGGCGCGCGCCGGTCGCCTGGGCACGGTAGCCCATCGCCTCGCGCCAGGCGTTGCCCTTGATCGTGCGGACGTTCCTGGCGGTGGCCCGCTCAGTGTCGAGCCGCACGGCGTCGGCGACCTCGCTGTCCAGGTTGATGCCCTGGGCGGCGATGTTGGCGCGCTGGGCGCCGATCAGGCCGCGGGCCTGCTCCTGCTCCAGGCCGACCGCCTCCTCGCCTCTGGCGATGCTGTCGACCGCCTGGGCGTCGTAGAGCTGGGCGTTGTACTCGTTGGTCCGCCGGTTGGCGTTGGCTGCGGCGAACTGGCCGGCCACGCTCAAGCCGACGCCGGCGCCCATCAGTGCTGCGGTTGCTCCCATGGTCAGCCTCCAATCTTGCCGCGCGGAATGGCGGCCAGGACGGTCATGGGCAGGGGGTCGCTCTGGCGGATGAGGATCCGCCCCTTCTCGCCCCAGGTCCCGGTTGCGTTCACTTCGAAGGTTCCCGTCCTGGTGTCGGTCGGGCTGCTGTACTCCTCGGTGGCGCGCTGCTTGATCTCGTTCATGTACTTGCGCTGCCATTCGATGGTGCCGTCGTCGGTGGTCTTGGGGCACCCGGCCCAGCCGCCGCGGGTGTCCTGCACCAGCAGGGTCACGCCCTGGACGATCTTCTTCTTGTCGATCAGGGTCTCGGCGTTGGGGTCTTCCCAGTCCAGAGTCTCCAGGTCGGCGATGTATGGCAGGCCGACATGGACCACGGCAGCATGCTGCGGCAGGGTGATGATGCCGCCGCTGACCACGATCTGCGGGTCTTCGTAGCCGTTGGCCAGGACGCACCCATCGGCGAGCACGGCCACGGCCTTGCCCTCCAGGTGCGACAGGCTGCCGATCTGGTCGACGGCGCGCGACCAGATGGCGGTTGCCACGCCCTGAAACGCGGCCGGCACGTCGCTGGCCGGCTCGATCGTGACGTGCGTGCTGTCGGTGTAGGCGGTGACGTGGCAGCGCAGGCTGGCGCCGCCGATCTCCAGAATGTAGTCGTTGCCGACATCGCCGGCGATGAACTGCGCGGCGCTGGCGGTGCAGGTGATCGGCTCGGTGTAGGCCCAGGTCGTCGCGGTGGACAGGGTCAGGGTGGTGGCGGTGATGTTCCGGCCGTCGTAGGTGCCGCCGCAGTCGACGAAGTAGGCGTCGATCGAGGGATCGGTGACGCGGCGCGATGCGAAGCGCTCGACGAATCGGCGCGCGGTGCCGCCGATGGTGCGCTCGACGACCACATACAGGGCGTCCTCGTCGCCCTCGGGGACGGTCTCGACATCGAGGAAGGTGCCGTCCGTCTCGCATTGCGACCAGCCCCAGACTTCGTGCTCTTTGACGTAGGTCAGGGCCAGCAGCTTGCCGTCGCTGCGGACGACCCAGAGCACGCTGTGGGGGTTCTCCTGATAGGCCCAGGCGATCACGGTGTAGCCGTCGAATAGGTGCTGGGCGTAGATGGTCAGGTCCCGGCCCTTCTGTCCCTGGACCAGGTCGAGCTGCAGGTCGCGGATGATCGTGCCACGCGCCTGGACATACAGCAGGCTGTTGCCGATGGTCACGGGGCGCAGGTAGCTGGAGCCGCGGCGGTCGACCAGGTTGGGGTTGATCGAGTCCCAGCGCAGGGCGCCCGAGGCGTCGCCGTCCAGCGTCCAGATGCTGCCGCTCGTGAAGACCACGGGCTTGCCCATGTTTACGATGTGGCGGACCTCGTTGACCTCCTCGTCGTTGATGCTGAAGCCGAAAGCGTCGTCGTCCTGCAACGGGCTGCTCTTGCTGAAGTCGTTGAAGATGCCCGACCGGGACATGTCGATGTCTTCCGGCGCGTCCCCTGACCCGGCGGCGGCGAAGCGCTGCTGGATGTAGGCGCCCGTCTGGGGGTACTTCCCGGCAGCTTCGAACACGGTGGCGGGCGTGGCCAGGTTGGTCAGGCCGCTGGGGGCGTAGTTGATGTCCTTGAAGCTGGTGCCGACCGCGGCGCCGATGAACCCATACACCCCGTTCGTCTCCTTGTAGACGTTGTACTCCAGGGCGCCGGCCGAGGCGGTCCAGCTGATGACATTGGGCGCCGAGGCGCTGGGCGTGGCCGCGCTGTCGATGCGGGCGTAGGTGCGCGCGCTGGTGCCGCCGGCGGTGTAGGCCCCGTAGGCGGTCGAGTTGACCCCGTCCAGGGTGTAGGTGTCGGCGCCGGTCTTGGTGATGGTGACGGTCTGGCCGTTCAGCTGCGTCATGCCGCCGATGCTGGCCAGGGTGATCTCGTCGCCCGTGCTGTAGCCGTGCGCCACGCTGGTGATGGCGCAGGGGTTGGCCTGGGTCGCGCCGGTGATGTTCTTGGTCGTCTCCAGCCCGGCCAGCGACTCTTCGAAGGTCTCCGGCTTCACCGCTGTGACGCGGTAGCGGAAGGACAGGGCGCCGGCCCCGCCGACCGTCGAGCTGCACCCGGTCGGCCGGCTGATGCTTGGGGTGAAGGCGGCTGGCGTCAGGACCCAGTCGGTTGCCCCGTAGCGGCGCAGCTCGTGGATGGGGTAGGTCGGGTGGAAGATGGTCATCACGTCGGCCGACTGCGTGAACTGCAGGCGGCGGACATCGGCATGCGGGTAGGGCGTCGGCAGCTCAAGGATGCCGCCGGCGGGCATGGCGTACCAGGCGGCCGGGTTGGACGCCGGGGTCAGGTTCAGGCTGGTGGTCTTGGCGTAGTAGTTGACCCCGGCCAAGCTGACCAGGTCGCCCTGCTCGTAGGTGGTGACGGCGGACCAGGCGGCGAGGCCCGACACGGTGACGCCGACGCCGGCCTGGATCAGGCGCAGGGTGTAGTCGCCCCACTCCAGCAGATAGGTCTGGGCGTCGTTGTAGACGAAGCGGCGGGCGCGGGTGGTCTTGCCGGCGGTGCTGCCGACCGTCTCGCGCACCATCTTGGTCCCGCTGCGGTTGGTGACACCGCCGAACCGCTGGACGATGAAGTTGCGGACCTTTCGCGCGCCGGTGGCGTACTTGGCCTGATCGGCGCGACCGTAGGCGGCCGGGGCGATCTCGCCGCCGGCGAAGCTTCGTTGTGCTACTGATGTCACGGTCTACTCCCGCCCGCTGATGGCTTCCGCCTCGCGGTGCGCGTCCTGCTCTGGCTCATTCTGCCGGGTCACGGTCGCTGCGGCCAGGTCGGTGCGGAAGCGCTGGGCGGCGCGGTCGGTGACGCTGTCGGTGCGCGACAGGGCCGGCGCAACGTCCATGGCCAGGCGGCTGGCCAGCAGCATGGCGACATCGTGCGGCAGCAGGGCCACGTCATCGAGGCGGGCGGTGTAGATCAGGGTCGCCGGGCTGGTGTTGGCGTACAGCAGGCCACCGCTGGCATCGCTGGTAATCTTGAAGGCGTAGCCATCGCCGAGGCTGCGCGCGACCAGGCAGTCGCTGGGCAGGCGGTAGCTGTAGCCCCAGCCGCTTTCGGGATCGGTCCCGACTAGGCCCAGGCCGGCGGTGCGCCGAGCGAAGGGCCAGTCGTGCGCGGCCAGCAGGTCGTCGCGGCAGGCGTCGAAGTGGAGATTGCAGGCGCGGGCCTCGTCGCTGGCCTCCTCCAGGTCGTCGATGCCCTGCAGGATGCCGATGCGGGCCAGGGCCAGGTTGCTGATCTGGACGGATGAAAGGGCCATGGGCCTAGTTCCTGTTCCGGCGGCGCCGGCAGCGGATGATCCACTCGGACGGGGTCAGGGGCGGCGGCGCGGCGCCGTCGTCGGCCAGCCAGCCGCCGAACCAGTTGCCGCACCATGCGCCGTTCCAGCTCATGTGCCGTCCCTGGTGGTGATGGTGCGGGTGCCGCCGGCGCGGGTGCCGGCCACGCGGGTCTTGCTGCCGTCTGCGCTCTTAAATGCGGGGTTGGTATCGAGGTCGGTGGCATCGCCGGACGCCACGGCCAGCAGTAGTCGCAGGGCCTGCTTGAGCGTCAGGTTTCCCTCGATCTTGGCTTCCAGAACGGCGCCGGTGACATCGTCTTGGGACAACTCGTTGACCTTGATGCGCGCAAAGGCGCGGATGCTGCCGCGGGCCTGGGCCTGGGTGATTACCCCCTGGCCCAACAGCGTGGCCACGGCGCTGATCAAGCGCACCGGCCGGGCGTAGGTGATCGCGCCGGACCCGGCCAGGGTTGCGCCAGCGCGCAGCGATCCGCGAGCCTGGGCGCTAACCGTTCCGACGCCCTGGACGACAGCCGCAGCCGCCGCCGGCCCGTAATAGGTCAGCGTGGTGTACGGCAGCAGCATGGGTCAGGCGTCGTCAACGGTGAAGCACAGCAGCCACCCGAAGCTGCCGACAGTGCTGGTGGTTATCTGCTTCATGGTGACACCTTCACCATCGCGCAGCCGCTTCTCTTGCATCTCGCCACCCTCGGGCAGCCAGTTGAGTCCTTGCGAGAGGAAGTTAGCCACGGCGGTATTTGCCGCGCTAACCTCGTCGTTCTGCGTGGTATACGGCCACAGGATGCCGCCCTCGGTTACGCTGGCGGCTGCGGTGCGGCATGTGATCTGCGCTGGCAGTGCGGGATTGGTGGAATCGCATAGCGAAGGAGTCAGGACGGTCCCGCCCGAGTGCGCGGTAATCGCTTTGAAGTCGAAACGCAACGCGATGCCGGTGACGCTGGTCACCGCGAGGTTGATCTGAAATAATTTCTTGAGCGCGATGACCTTGCCGCTTCCGGCCTCGTTCATGATCGACAGGTGATGCTTGCTGGCGGCCAACGCGACGGCGTCGGCCAGTACCCAATAGGTCGGCAGCGCGGCGGTGAACACGCCCTGTTCGTGCACCGTGTCGGCGCCGATGACGCGCGATCGGGTGCGCATCTTGTTGCCCGTCGAGTTGGGCGGAACCTGGGTGTAGCTCTCGGGCATGGATCAGTCCTCCTCGATCACGAGGGCCGCGGCCGGGAAGCGCGGGGTATCCAGGGCGGTGACGATGATGCCCGGCGCGGTCAGGGCGCCGCTGTACAGGATCTGGCTGGCGCCGCTCGCGGCCACGCCGATTGACACATGCGTCATGGTCTGCGTGCCGGCGCCAAAGCTGGCATTGCACTCGGGGAACGTGACCTCGGCCACGTTGCTGGCGGCGTTGCCGACGACAGACCAGCCGCCGGCGGTGCGCGCGACGGCCACGCGGGCATAGTCGGGATAGGTCGCCTCGCTGGTCGTCTGATCGCCCGCCTCGCCAGGGTCGGCGGTGTGGAAGGCAACGTAGTAGATCGACCCATACGCCGGCAAAGCGGCGTTCTGGAAGTACGTCTTGAGTAGGTCGTTCTCGGTGGTGTTGCCCTTGCTCACGGCCTACTCCGCAGCCTTCTTGATGCGATCGGCCCGCGCGATGGTCGCCTGCGCCTCGGCCACCTTGGGTTCCAGCTCGGCGAGGCGCGCGACGCAGGTGGCGCACGCGGCTTCCGCCTTGCGCTGGTCGGCCTCGGCGCGGCGCTCCTTGACCTTGGCCGCCTCGACCGCCTCGTTGGCGGCGGCGGTGATCCGCTCAGCCTCGGCGACGGCGTCGGCTTTGATCGCCTCGGCGTCGCGCTTGGCCAGCTCGACCAGGCCAGCGGCCTCGGCCTTGCTCCTGTCGATGTCGTTGGCGACAGCGGCGAGGATGGCGCGCGCGGCGGCCTCGTCCTTGTCGATCTGCGTCAGGCGGGCGCGGTGCTCGTCCTCCTGCTGCTGCCAGGCGTTTGCCTTGTCTGCCAGCTCGACCAGAGCGGCCAGCGCCTCGGCCATGCCGGCGAACTCGCGGACCTTCTTGGGGATGTCGATCATGGATCAGCTCCGAGACAGCAGGGTGACGCGCAGGGCGGTGCCGGCGCCGCCGCCGGTGGTCTTGGGACGGACGGAGACGACGGCCTGGGAAATGGCCTCGATGATGGTGGTCTCGCCGGACGGGTAGCTGCTGAACTGCAGTTTGTTGTCGGACTGGTCGACCAGCTGGCCCCACTCGATGCCGTCGAGCGTGCCCTCGATGGTCACGGTTGAGGCGTCGAACGGGCCGGCGATCTGGATGGAGCGGTCGCTATGCCGGGGCAGCGAAACGGCTGCACCTTCCTCGCCGGCGGTCATCAACCACTGACGGAGGAAGGTGCCATCGTACTCGCCGCCTGGCGGCATGTCGAGCTTGGTGCTGGAAATGGTCATGGCGGGTGGTTCCTCGCGGCGGCCCACCCAGCCAGGATCGGCCGCCGGGTTGGGCTACTTGGTGGGTTCGGTCTTGGCCTTGGGGCCGTGCTTGGCGTCAACCTGGGCCGGTGGGGAGACCGCGTCAGCCTCGACCTTGACGAACCACTTGCCGGGCTTGCGGTCGTCGGGGTAGTCGAACACCTGGCCGACCTTGATGTCGACCGGGTGCCCGTTCTTGTTGATGTCGAAGAAGCCGGGGGCGATGGCGCGGACGCGCATGGCGTGGACTCCTTACGAACCGGCGGGGTAGGCGACCCAGTTCTGCGGCTCGCTGGTCAGGAAGGCCGAGAAGGCGCCGGCGGTCAGCGGGCCGGTGGCGACCGTGAAGCGGACACCCAGGTAGCGCTCGTAGTTGCGGCCCGGCGGGAGGGCCAGGATGCGCTTGTAGCCGGCGACCAGGGTGGCCTTGCCGATGGCTTCGGTCGTCGCGTGGACGGTCGCGCTGGTCGCCAGGTTGGCGGTGCTGTCCGACTCGACCGACAGGGTGACGGTGGCGGCACCGGTGGCGGTCGCCGCGGTGTCGACCTGGAAGACGACGAACAGCGGCTTGCCGTTCGCCACGTCCTGCAGGGTGGGCGAGGCGCCCAGGTCGATGACGCCGGTCGACCCGATGGCCGTCGCGGTGACGGCCTGGGAATCGGCGAACTCTTCGCGCTTGTTGACGATCATGGCTGTGTCTCTTGTGTTGATGGTTGGTGGATCAGGGGACCAGCGACTCGGTGATGCGCATGCGGTCGAGCCGGCGGACCGGGATCTCGTCGAACTTGGTTACGGTCTTGCCGCCGACCTCGCCCTGCGAGAGCCACACGTTGGACTTGTTGCCGATCTGGCGGCGCAGGAAGCTGCGGAGCACCTTCGGGACGTAGAAGGACGGGGTGCCCATGGCGCGGAAGTCGACCGGCAGCAGCTCGATCATCTGCGCCATCAGGTCGATGATGTCGGCGCCGGTGGCGGCGTTCTTGGTCAGGTCCGACACGTCGATGTTGGGCGCGCGGGCGGTGTAGCGCCAGTCCGGCATGGCGAGGCCGATGTCCCACTTGTAGTGGGTGCGGTAGGCCTGGTACGGGTCGCCGTTGCCGTCGTAGACGGTCTGCTCGCCGAGGTCGCGCACCTGCAGGCCGCCGCTCGACCCCTTCGGGTAGAAGAAGTGCGTGGTCATCGGACCCCACACGGTCAGGACGATGCTGCAGTTGTCGGCGCCAGCGCCGCCGCCCTTGATGATGTTCTGCGCGTTGTCGCCCGAGGCGGTGGTGTTGAAGCGCGGGACGATGCCGTGGAACCGCTCGGGGTTCACATCGGTGTCGCCGTACATGAACGCCTCGGCGATGTCCTGGTTGAAGGCCTCGCGGAAGGCGGCTTCCTGGGTGAAGCGCCAGTCCGCCGAGTCGCCGCCGAGCTGGGCATGCTTCACGTCGATGGTGGCGTAGTTCTCCAGCATGCCGCTGGCGTCGCGCACCATCGCGGTGCGGGCCTTCGACTCGGGGACGCCGCCGTACAGCTTGCGCCAGGTGTTGGTCGGCAGGCCGGTGCGGGTGATGCTCTTGTGGCCAGCGCCGTCGTTGCCTTCGAAGACGACAGCTTCCTGCCAGAGTTCGCTGGTCTGGTTCAGGCTCTCGACGATCTGCTTGGCGGTGGCCAGGCTGCCGTCTGGCATGGTGAGGTTGGCGATGTCGAGGAGGCCAGGATAGGAGCCGGTGGGCATGGTCGTGATTCCGTGGGTGTGTGGTTGGGTGGTTCAGGTCAGGCGTTGGGCATCGACTTATACA